GTTTTTCAGATAAGCTGGGAACGAAACACTATCTCCTGTTGTTGGGAACTGAATGAAGACGTTGGCAAATGGATACTTTAATCTTAGCTCTTTCTCTTCATTTGGAGAATATTTTAGTTTTTGATCTTCTTGTAGGGTTTTTTTATAAACCTTTAAAGCGTCGGCATTATTATGCATTAGTTACTAGCTCCCGACATTGTTTGGCTAACCGGTGTCATGGTCTGTGCAGGCGCACCAGACATTGGCGCTGTTGTGGATGTCTGTGGTGCAGGTGCAGGCGGCGAGGCGCTCTGACCTCGTGCTATTCTTGTTACACGATTTAGGGCAGCAGTATTTTTATCTGTCGCTGTAATTTGCTTATAAATTGCCTCACCCGTTTTTTTAGAAAACTCTTTAACATTTGTGTTCATTTGCAAAGCAGCTTTTTCACCCATTTCAGCGTACTTATTTATCGTTGGCGCCAGCCTATCTAATTTATTAAGTGCAAACGCTTGACCAATTCTAACCATGCCCTGACGGAAATCCGTGGCAGCTTGAAGCGCTCTTTCGGCAGACATTGTAAACTTACCCATTAATTGTTCGTTAGTAATTTGAACTTTCTCTGCTCTTGTTGTCATTTCCCTAGCGCGTTGAGCCTGTTCTTCGGCGCCCATTGCCATTAAGCCTGTAGTTCCTTGAACAAATTTATCAATTTCTGCGGTTTTATCTCTATTGATTAGTGATCGGATCATTCCAACATCGACATTTAGAGTGCTAGCCAATTCTCTTAAAATTGCCCTTTGTCCTAAATCGCTCATGCCCTTAATTCTATCACCAACTTTTCCAACTTGATTGGCAATGTATTGCATTCTTTCTGGCTGTGTCATCAAAGTTGCCTGAACTGCGTCGAACGAGCCTCCCAAGTTAGAAAGAAGCATGTTTAGCTTTCCACCAAACTCCATTCCCCCTTCAATTGTTTCAAAATTATCTGTTAAGCGAGTTAAAGAACTAACCTCAGTTCCCAGCCTACGAGCCATTTGTTGAAACACAGTAAACTTTTTTAGTGCTTTATCGGGATCTAATTCAACAAAGAAATTAGAAGCGGACGAGGTAAAATCATCAAAGACCTTTGTTACCGGCTGTCCTGTGTCGATAGCAAACTTCATTAGTCTTCTAGAAAAACGATCAGTTTGTTGGGCGCTTAACTGCAATCCAGTGTCAAGCTGATTAATAAATCTTGTTGATGTGCCAATAGACACTCCAAATTTTTCATTAACCGCTGCAATTTTTAATAGCTCATCTCTTTGGCGAGGAAAACTAGTAGAAACTGTTGCCGCTAGATTAGTTTGAAAATTTGTAAAAGCCTCATTTAAACTTTGAAAAGTTACATTGTAGGCTGCCAGAGCATCTTGTTGTTTACGAAGATTTAAAATAAACTGTCTGCCATCGACGCCAGACTTGTTTAATCCTATTCTATATTTTTCAATGTCATCAATTACTGGTGAGATGGCTGTAAGGGCTTTTTCTAAACTGCCAAAAATGCCCTTTCCAACAGCAGTTCCAAAAAGATCACTAGCTGAAGTGGCTTTAGTAAGACCATTAATAAGATCTACTGTGTTGCCGCCCAAGCTAACTAATGCTTTTTCCGCAATAGTGGTGCCGCCTGCTAAATCACTTAAGGCTCCTGCGGCGCCCTTTGCGCCCTTAGTAAGTTCACCAAATCCGCTAGCGGCTGTGCTAGCAGTTTTACTAGCACTGCTCGTGGATTTGCTGGCGCTTAGAGTTTTTAATAATAGACGTTTTTGTTTTTCATTAGCACCTGAGCCTTTAATTGCTTGAGGTGTAGTGTCGTTATTATGTGCTTTTTCTAATAGACGTTGAAAATCTGTTAATGATAGAGCCAATGTAGTTTACCTCTTTATAATTAGATTATTCTTCTAAATTATCGTGAGACTTTATAAAGCGCTGCGCAAACCAATTTCTTAAATTGATAGGAAAGTTGTAAACTTCTGAAAAACTAAAATTTCCCTTGAACACTAAAAAGAAGATTTGCTCGTAAACATCTACAAAATACTTACTCGGAAGACCAAAAAAAGTTAGCCCCAACAGGCACACCTCCTTTGTTTTTATGCCCACAAGATTCACACTCTTGCTCGTAAGTAAAATCAACATCAGGTGAAAATTTACTATACTGTGACTTTAAAAACCTTGAATCTTTTAATAGCATGTTTTGTGAAAATGAAACTATAGTTGATAGTTGTCTATCTCCATCTATTGAAACAATCATCCTTCTATGAAGCTCAAATGTTTCATTTGTTTCAATGCCAAGTTTTGCTTGCTTTTCTACCGCCTTTGTAGCATCATTAATCTCTGCGGCTGTCATTATTTTAAATTCAACTTGTTTTTTAGAAACAGGTAGTTCAACAGAAACTGTGTTGTTTTCTGTTATTTTATTAACATCAACTTCAACAAATCCTAACTCTCCTAAGTTGACTGAACACTCTAATTCTTTAAGACAGTTTTGACAGTTTGTAACAAACTCATATTCTTCGCCATAGGAGTTCTTTCTAGCATTTATTAAAATTGCATTTCTATCACCGGGCAATAAACTTGTTGAGCTTACTCTATCAACTGTGACACTTTCAATTAATTTATCAAACATAACTCCAGCTTGAGCGTAAGCTTGGGAGCTTAAAATATCTTCCTCTCTAGTAGTCATAAAACGAACTTCTACTTTTTCCTTATTGTGCCATGGGTGACTTTGTGGGTAAAATAAACCTTGAGACGGTAATTCTACAAAGTCTGTAGGGATTTGATAGCCTGTTGGTGAAGCTTGCGGCATTGGCGCCTGCGGAGGCTGACTAGCCATAAACTTCTCTTCCTGTTGCTTCATGAATTGATCTAAAAGCTCAGGAGGGATTTGAGTTCTACCCTCATTATTTCTCATTTTAACCTCTTAAAATTGTGGTAGTGCGTCACCAATTACAGTAAATGGCGAAGCACCTAGTTCTAACTTAGCCCAATCATATTGTACCGTAACTGAAATATCTGTTAAGCCATCTTCTGAATAAGAATTATCACTAAACTTGACAGAAGTTATCATGCCATTGTAGATTGTCCAAGACTCAAAAATAGATCCATCTGGTCTTAACGATAGGATTTTTAAATTACCTAAAGCTCTTGTTAAGTTTTCTTTAGTTAAGTTTCTAACTCCAAAAATCCTATCTCTAGTTGCCCCTAAAGCATCGCCACCCAATAAATCTAAAACAGCGCTGCCAACGTCACTGTTCACCTCGTCTGGATAGTAGTAGGAGTGGGCTAACAGCTTATTCATAACATTGGCACCGACCGAGCCAACTGTTTCGCCTCCGAATATTTCTCTAATTGTAAAACTAATTTGTTCCCATTTAACTTTTACTGGGTAGCGAACAACATGATCCAATAAAACATGTTCTTGAGTTTGAATTGTGTAAGATGGTCTTTCAATTCTGCTAATGTAAAAAGCGGGAATGTTATCAATTACAGCAATAAAGCGAAACTTTTGCTGTGCGTTAATGGCTAAATCTTGAGGAAATAGTTGAGACTGTCTATTGTAAACAGTGTATTTTGCAATATTGCCTAGTGAGCCTGCCATGTAATAATTAGTTTATTTTACAAATTATTATTCAGTAGCACTAAAAGTTTCTAACTCAGCCCAATCATAAGAAATTTGAAGTTGTAGCTCAATTAAGCCTTCATCGCTGTAGCTCATTTGATTGTAAGCTACGGACTTAACCCAAACAGAGTTTAGTCTCCAAGTCTCGATTGTCTCACCAGCAGTGTTAAGAGTATCAATTGTAACCTGACCCAACTGGTCAATAAAGTTAGCTTTACCAACTGACTTTCTTAGGTAGTTAGGATCACCGGGAGTAGCACTAAAGTCACCGGGGTAGACATAACCAGCATTTCTTACGAGAGCCAACAGTTTACTTGAGACATCGGGATCAATTGGATCAACTAAGCTAATGCTAATATCATTCCATGAGACTCTACCTGGGAACTTAAAATCATGAACCAAAAACTCATGCTTAGCTTCGCCAACTGTTACTGTTGGTCTGTCTGTAGTCTTAACAACATAGGCTGGAATGCCTGCAATGTTAAGAATAAATTTGTATTTTCTTTTTGGTTCTGTTAGTGGGTTTGCCCAAACTGGAATTGCTGTAGCCATTTATTTTTTGTCTCCTAAACCTAAATAGTTTGTCCTTAAATTAATCATCAAAAGATGCCCCAGTGTTGGTGATGATGAAGTCTAGAGCAATGTACTCAATAGCTCTTGCTGGCTTGATGAACAACTTGGCGTACAAGATGTTTCTATCAATTAAGTCAGGTGTAGTTGTGGTTTCATCTAGAACCAACTTGTAGTCAGTTAGACCAAAGCGAGTCTTAACATCGGTTAAGAATGGGATAGCCTGATTCTTAAAGTTATCCCAAGTGTCTGGAACATTTGGCTCAAATAGAATTCTATTAGAGATTCTTGAAATGCCCCTCTTAAGGAAAATCATTAATCTGCGAACGTTAATTCTATCTAGGGCTGAGCGCTCAACCTGTAGAGTCTTCTGACCAAAGATGACTACACCCTCATTTGGGAATGTAGCGATTGGGTTAACACCAACCTCGTATAGATCATCTCTGTCGTCCTTGAAGAGCTTGAGGGCTGTAGAGACGACTGGAAGTCCAGACACACCAGAGGATAGCCCACCACGGTTAAAGCCAGCAGGAGCGAACCATGGGGCTTGTACACGGTCTGTGTAGGACATTGCCCCCAGAGCAGCGATGGATGGTGGGACCCAAACATCTTTAGCATTAATGTTGTCGCGAACCTTGACCCATGGGTAGTAAGTTGCTGCATAGCTTGAGTTATACTTTTGTGTTTTTACAAATTTAACAGCTTCTACTACGTCACCATTGGACTCACTATCTCCACCATACTTGTATTCGTGGGGAGCAACATAACCCTTATCAATATCGAAGACGGCTAGAGCGTCTGCTCTCTCTTCTGTGTTTGTAATAAGAGTGCTAACTAGAGTTGTGTTCTCTATGCCAGGAATTGAAACAACATTGTAAGAAACTACTTCTGGATTCTTAACTGTGTTAATTGCTCTTTCAAATGAGTTGAACTCGTAGCTAACTGTCTCACTGGCTCCAACGTTAACATTGGCTAGTGGATCGGACTGTGTAATATCAAAGCCGTCAGTTCCACCAAAGAATAGCGTAGTTAAGTTACCTGCTCCAGCATTTAGAACAACCTTGTAGCTGCCTGAATCGGCATCTGGACCAGCAGGGAATCCTGTTGGGAATGAGCCGGTTGTGGTTAGTGAGTAGCCGCCTGCTCTAGCTGAGGTGTTGATGTCTAAGAAGGAAGAACTACCAACGCCGACTGCGCCTGCTCCATTTTGGTCTTTGAATGTTAAGTCTTCCAATGAAACAACATACTGGTATTCCAAGATGTTTGATAAATCAGCATCGTATTGATTACTAACGCCTCTTGGTTTGCTTCTTACGAGATCTCTGATGTCTGCTTTAAAGTTACTACCACCGTCTGCTGTTGTTTGAACGCCAAAGTAGGCTTGTCTGTAGTCTAGTAGACTATCTGTGTTAGCTCTTGTTGGAGCAGATGGGAAGTTAATCTTAAGACCGCCGACAAGACCAGAGCCTGATAGAATCGCAGTTACGAAAGCATTGCCGAAAGCATTAT